AGAAGTCATTGAGAACGCCGGTGAAGGCCCCGCTCAGGTTGACCTGCGTGCGATCGAAACTCGCAACGCAATGTCCCGCCTGATGAACGCCTATGAGTACACCGTTTCTCAGGCTGTTACCGTCACCTCGACCTACAACCCTTACGAGCCCGCTGGCGCCGCTGGTTCACAGACCGGTCTCGGCTTCACCAGCTGGACCACCTTCAACACCTCCTATGGCACCGCCTCTGGCCCTGCTGCCTGGTCTTCACTGACCTCCAACCCGATCGAAGACGTACTGACCCTGAAGCGCTCTGTCGCTAACCAGATCGGTATCCGTCCTAACTCGATGGTTGTCGGTACAGCTGTGTTCGACCAGCTGCTGACCAACCAGGCGATCCTTGAGCGTATCAAGTACACCACCGCCGACAGCATCGACACCGACATGCTGGCCCGTTACTTCGGTCTCGAGCGCGGTCTGCGCGTGGCCGAAGGTCGTTATCTGGCCACCGACGGTAGCCTGCAGCCTGTGTTCCCTGAGAACGGAATCCTGCTGTTCTACAGCCCCAACGGTCCTTCTGACTCCGTTATGCCTGCTGGCGGCGCTAATGCTGCTACCCCTGCCTTCGCTTACACCTACCAGCTGACCGGCACCCCTGCCGTTCGTCCTGAGTACTACATCCGTGAGCGTCGCGTTGTGCGTGCTGAAATCACCGTTGAGCGTGTGGTTAACCTGGTTGGCCTCGGTGCCTCCGGTCTGATCGGTTCGGGAGCTATGGTCACCGACATCCTGTCTTGATACAGGTACTATAAGGAGGTGTTATCATGGCTATTCTTCGCCCGATTACAAAAGCGCAGTATGAAGTAAGCTTCACTGCGATCGGTGGACCGACTTTTACAGCGGTGTTCACTCAGTTCAGCGGAATCAATGATTCCTCAGATAGCAGCACCTACGCTAATGGCACAGGCAACCGTCTGTACCACGTTGTTGGTCCCCGGACAGCAGACAATGTAACTCTGACTGCTCCGTACGATCCGACAATCTTTAAGACTCTCGAACAGTTCTGGCTGGATTACAACTGTAATCCGATCACCATCACCATCACGCCTCGTGATTGTTCTGGTCAGGGCTCTGCTCCTGCCGGTGGTCAGTACATCTGTTACGAGTGTCAGTTTGTTTCGATCACGACGGCTGACGTCGATCGCGAGAGCGGCGATGTTCAGACGATTGAGACAGAGTTTACAGTCAACTACTGGGAGCGTGTTTGAACTACTGGGAATAAACCAGATGTGTTCTTTTCGCTCACTTCGACCCTCGCTTCGGCGGGGGTCTTTTTGTGTGTAGGGTAAAACCATCATAACGTGGGATAGTTATCAGTCGTATGGCAAAAACGACATTTTCAAGTGGTGTCATCGTCACAAGCCAATGGCTCAACGGCGCCCAGCAAATCTATTTCGACGGTCAAGATCTCGACTGGCACTATGCGCCCCTCGGCCTTAACTCGCTCGTTCGCACTGGCATCAACGGGTTAGACTCGGCCTATGTGACGCTGGATAGCAATCAGCCCGAGCTTGACAACAACGGTCTCTACATAAGCGGTGCACCAATAAGCGGCAATAAAGTTGCCACCGGGATGTGGAGTTTTGGATATGACCCGCTTCAGGCAGGTAATCCCGCCAATCCCATCGGGAATGCTCCCGCAAGCTATACGACGAACGACAAGTACAACTACGCAAACGGTGCCGTTTCCCCAACGGTCCTCCAAAAGTTTGACGCGCTGACGTCGGCCGACCTGGTGACCAAAGAGGTTCTACAGACCTGGGTGGAGTACCTGTTTGAGACCCTTGAGATTGACAACGGCGTTTACTACTCCGGCATCAATCCCGGTTGCCAGAACTACAGCGTCGGGGCCGGAAACTCCGACGTAGTATGCCCTAACTAATGAGGTTTTCTTGTGGCAAGATACGCACCGTTACCTTCCGTATCCATTGACCCAAGGAACGAGGCGGAGATTGTTCAGTCCGCATCGCAACGGGTTTATCAAGCTTCAGGGCAAACCCTGAACGACTTTTCGGCGGGTAACCCCCTGGCAGCTTTGCTGGAGGGGCAAGCTTTCGCTCAAGGGGAATTCCTGTTTTGGGCTAACCAGCTGCCTCAATCCATTCTGATTGAGTGGTTGGGGCCATTCCTTGGCGCGATGAGGCGCCTCGGTACTCCGGCGGTTGCCCGTTTGACGCTTGCCATTCCCCCGTCAAACACCGTCACAACTATTTCTGCAGGCACGGCTTTCACCACGAACGCCAATCTGACCGGAGGGGAAAGTTTTACTTTTGTCACAGAGTCGGAGATTTCAATCCCCCCTGGCGAGAGCGTAGCTTATGCCACCGTGGTTTCGCAGTATGTCGGGTCTGTCTATAACTCCCCCGCCAACTCCATCACCGGCGTCTCTGCTACAAACATTGACGGTCTCACAGTAGTCAACGCTCAACCTGCAACTGGTGGTAGCGACGTTGAGACCTACCAGGAAGTTCAAGAGCGTTTCTTTACCCTCATTCGCCGCCGCAATCCCGTCAGTCAAGAAGATTGGCAGGATTTCTTCACGGACTTTTACGGGGCAGGCACTCAAACTTCGGTTCAACCTAACCGACCCAATCAAGGCACATACAACTATCTTTCCGACTATTTGAAACCCAACGGCCAGGTTTCTTTCTTCGTGCTTGGCCCTGACGGGGTTGAGCTCAACAAAAGTCAACTGGAAAGGGGACAGAATGTTGTAAATTACTCGATCCCAGTTGAGAATCAGGGACATCTGTATCCTTACACCTTGAGTCAAGTTCAGTATGACTTGAAGGTCGAAGTAGACGCTAATGGGGCCTTTGGGGGCGATTTAAAAAACAGTTCGCTGAACTTCAGAGACCGGTTGTTTGAAATTTTACGACCAGGGAATGTTTTCCCCGCAACCGTCGACCCTACCGTAAGTGATGTAGACGCTGCTTTCTACTCCACTTTCGACTCCACCACCCGATTCGTTGACCCACATATTGAGCTGAGTGCAGCTTACAACACTCCGCCTCTGCTGGACTCGGCAGCAGCTACCTACACCAACGTCTATACTTTTGAACCCTCGGGGTCCCTCCTGACCAAAAATGACCTGGTCTATACTACACTGCCTATCAATGTCTTCTATCCTGTTTTAACAGATTTCACCCCCTACTCCGCTGAGAAGAAAGATCAGACCATCTACGGGAATCTCACCTTGCAGCAGATTTTGTTCCTGGTGCCGGGGGTCTATAGCCAGGGTCAAGTTTGCTATTGGGATCCCGCCACTGGTGGTGACGGTGAGCTGCACGTAATTAACGAGAATCTCTCCATCGGATCTCAGCAAGAAATCCTCGGTCTCATTCGGTTTGGCAAAGTCTCACTGGCCAAGTCCTACTCAGCGTGGACCGTCGGTAATAGCTATCAGGAGACAACCGGCACCGGTGTATATGACCCTGAGATCGTGCAGTATGACTATTTGCCGGGGGATGGACAGTACATCCCCAGCCCCCTCTCGATCGTCCCTCTCAATAAGAGGCCAGGAGCTTTCGTCTGGGTGGTGAGTAACAACTTCACCCTCCAACCCTCCACCAATGCTCTCACGGGTGCTCAAACAGCGTTCAAGCTGGGCGCTCCTGTGACTCCGCAGCAGATGGTTGAGGGAATTACGTACGCAGTGGGGACGTGGATTTACACTCCTCAAATAGGGTCGGGCCCGAGCCCAGTTGCAGACCCATACTACAACTACGTGGACACCCGGTTGGGCGTTGTCAACAAATACGCCTATGTGGAGAAAGCATTCACTTACACGCCTGACGGTCAAACAGTCAGTGTGTACTTTGACGAACTAGTTGAGCAGGAAATCGTCAAGGAAGTTGTAGTGCAAAATGGGGATGGGGGACTCCCCATTTACAAGTATAAGCCCCGTTTCCCGGTGACTACATATCTGGAATACAGAGAAGATACGGGCTCTGCACCCCAGTATTTTATTGCTGCTCAGTACTTCACTCCAAACAGCACCAATGCTCAGGAGATGGTGAACAAGGGTTTGATCTTCCCGCTTTACGTCGACAGTGTTCAGTACTCCTCACTGATTTCGGAGCTAAGTTCCCCCATCAGTTCTATGAGGAAACCGACCCGGATGTTCCGCTTCTTCAAAGGGGACCGAACTTTCTTCCGCCAGGGTTCCACCGTAGTTTCCTACACAGCCACCACCAACGTTCACCCCCTGTTTGAGTTTTACATCTACAAGGAGAACGGTATCTTCGTTGAGACTGCCCGATATCTACCGGAACAGGTTGAGTCAACTTCCTACATCCCGTTTTTCGACCCGGCGTACGTTGTCTACTCCGAGGACACTATTGTCGCAGCAGACGGCCGCAACTTGTACAGGGTGATGAAGGCCTTCACTCCCGACTTCTCTGTGGTGAACTGGACAAACACCACTGTCACAAATATCGCACGAATTGAGGAGTACGAGGGCAATCTACTTCGATATGTGGACAAATACATGTGTGAGGAAGATATCCTCTCACAACTAGGCAGAGATATTTCAGCGATTAAACTCGGAATCGCCCAGATCACAGTGGTGCCAAAGAACAATGGCCGGTTTAATGATTCTCGTCAACAGGCCACCTTCGTGTGGGAGAACACATCCACTTTGACGGAAGTCCCCCAGCTTTCCTGGTATTCTGGCACACCTTACCCATATCAACCCCCCAGTTACGGTGACGGGACGATGAGACTATGAGCCAACTACTTACTCCCGTCAATGGTGGTGCGGTACCCGAAGTTCAAACTACTACTTCAACTACACGACTGAACGTTCTTTCCCCCCAGTATGTTGAAGTAAACAGACTTGAGAGTCGTCCAACCGAGTGGGTGTTTGATGGCCGGCCGATTTACCGGCGTCTTCCTGCCACTGCGGAGACTTATCAAATTGACTTTTTCAACATTGTCAATGAGTCCAACGTCCTTAGCAACAATGTCACCCTCAGAGGCATTGACAAAGTTGGGTACATCTATGTTCCCTACGGGGAGAGCATCAATGGTGCTTTCTCCAGTGAAGTGGTGGCCTCCGACAGCAAGCAAGACATTCTCGTAAAAGCGGGATCCATAGTGTGGGAGTATGGTAAGAGCGTTCAGCCTCCGTCCATCATCAATCTGAAGACGCTGGATGTGAGCAACGGTAGTTATGACTTGGCGTATCAACTCATTTATGATGACAGCCCACAAAACGA